CGTGTTCGCCACAACCTGCTGGTCGTTGGCCGTGGTCGACAGATACGCGTGAGTCCCGTCGAACCAGTTCACATTCAAGTCGACATTGCGGGACACCGTGCACAGCAGCCACCCGGACAGCGTGTACTGCTGGCCCACCGTCACCGCGATCTGCTCGGAGCCCGCGTTCGGGAACTGTGAGACGCCATCCGGGGTGATCTGGAGCGACCACGACCCGCCGAACGGCGGTGTGCCAGGCGTGGGCACGCGGGCCAGCGTGGCACCGGACGCAGTCCAGTTGGACAGGTCCACCTCGAAGTTACGGTTCGTGTTGAGCTGCCCGGACCGGACCCAACCCGGGCCCGAGGTAGTGGCCACGGTGACGCTCGTCGTGGTCGAGTCGAGGCCCGCGGCGAGCTGGCTGCCGTCCGTGTCGATCCGGGCCGTCGTCGCGTCCAGGTAGCCGATCGAGTTGTACGGGGACGCCGGCGCGCAGGTGAACGTGAGCCGGTGCTCGAAGTGGGTGATGGACTCCTCGAAGCCGAGGACGATCTGATCGATGCTGTCGGTCCCCAGGAACGTCGGCGGATTCACGACCTGGACCCGGTCGCCCATCCGCAGCCCCAGCACAGCCCGCCGCATGTCCGGGGTGATGCTCTGGTGCGCAAGGTTCACCGAGATCTGCGGGTAGCGGGCTTCGTCGACGGTGCCGAGGTGGACGCGCCACGCAGCCTGATCCAGCAGCGTTGGTGTATCGGAGGTAGCCAGGTTCAGGGCGAGCGCTGAGTTCGCGTTCGGCCCGTACACGCCCACTCCGGCCGGAGGCGGTGCAGTCGAGAGCGGGCCTGCCGTCTCCTCGTAGGTCGCGGTCACGCCGCCCACGGAGACGGTGACGCGGTTGGCGAGGTAGCGGTCATCCTCCACCGGGGTCGGGACCTCGGAGAGGTTGGACCCGATGTAGTTGAGGACCAGCGCGGGGTCCTGGTTGTACAGGGAAGCGCGGGTGCGGTAGCCGAGGCCAAGCGCCGACGGGGTCTCATACAGCAGCCCGTCGTCCGCGAGGACGGCCTCTTGGATGACGCTGAGCGGGTTCACCTTGGGCTGCGCGCCCATGTCGGCGGTGTCGTCGAGGTCGCCCACCCACTCGAACGGAATCCCCGACTCTCCGCACAGGCGCTGAATCCGGCGCCCCGCACTCTCACCGACCGGGTTGAGGCGCACCCCAAGCGCGTCGATCGCCGTGATCGCGTTCTCCACCGTCGCATGCCCAACCGCCACTCCTGGCAGGAACGCCGTACCAGCCGGCCCGGACACGGCGCGCGCCGCGGGCCCGAACTGCACCCGGGTGACGCGGGTCAGCTGCACCAGGCCCTGGCTGTCGTTGACGCTGTAGGTGACGCCGGAGGTGACGTCCCGCAGTCGGACCTGCCGGGTGATACTCGTCCCGGATTCTTGGAGTTCGATCGACACGTACAGGAGGCGTCCACGGACGTCGACGGTGGAGGGAAGGCCGATGCCGAGGAACGTGCCGTCGCTCGCGCAGGTGCGCAGTACGAGGCTATTGGCGGCATCGGTGGTCGAGTAGTACAGCTCCCAGAACTGCGCGGATCCGGCAGAGTAGTCGACCTGGTCGATGGAGCAGATGACCTTGCCGTCGGCGAGTCCGGCGGCGGGGATGTGGCACAGGAATCGGACCTGTGTGGCGGTGGGGTCGTCGTACCCGGCGACGCCTCCGGACAGGTAGCTGCTGGTGAGGTCGGGCAGCGGATCCGACGCCCCGAACCCTGGATATGCGGCGAGGGCGGGGGTCCCGGAGATCGTCATCGGGGAGCCGCTGACTATCGCGGACGCGATCGTCGTCGCGTCCGAGGGGTCCTCGCACGGCCAGTACGCCTTCACCGACGCGGGGAGCGGGTTCGCGACCGCGTTGTAGATCACGCTGCGCTCGGGTGCCGGGCCCTGCGCGAGACGCTGCAAGATCCCATTGACGGCGATGTCCGTCCACACGTCCGAACCCGTCGAGTCCCACGACGGCGCCCACTTCGGGACCTCGCCCCACACGCGGTACGCCTTGCCGCCCATCCCGTCCGGGACGGAGATCCGCACCGACTGATTACGCACGAGGAGCCCGTACCAGGCGCCCATCGCGTTGCGGCGGCTGAAGCGGCCGTCCTGGTTCTTCAGCGGCATCGAGGCGCTGGCCTGTTCGGTCTGGTTGCCTTCGTCGCGGATGCCGCGGGTGAGGTTGATCCGCCCTTGGTCGTCGCGGACCATGGCGTACGGGGTGATGTCCGTCCACACGCCGTTGATGAGCAGCTCGACCATGACCGGCTGCCCGTTGCCCGCTTCCCCAGACGCGCCGAGGGGACCGGCCGCGACGCGCATACGCCGCTGCCAGCCCATCACGTGCGCTGCGACACCTCCCGGCATGGACTACTCGTCCCAGACCACGAAGCAGGTTGCGTTCACTGCGGCGCCGAACGTGGCCCGCACGCGGAGGAACCGGCTGACAGCGATGATCGGCCTTTCGTCAGGCATCCACTGGTAGAAGTAGTTGATGTCCGTCGATCCGGCCGTGGGCGGGACGAGGTTGACGTCGAACGTGCGGGTCGCGGCCACGGTGCCTTCGGCCGACGCGGTGTAGCCGGTCCCGGTTGTCGACAGCGTCATCAGCGACGCGGGAGCGTTCGGGTCGAGGGGCTGCACACCGGACGCGACGTGCGCCGTGACAGTCGCGGCGACATCGGTCTGGATCAGTTCGACCTGCCCGGCCGACCCGGGCACCCCGTCGAGGGTGAACCCCCACGAGATGAGCTGAATCTGCCGCGACGCCGGGGTGGCGATCTGAAGCATGGTCTTGATCGCCGTGCCCGTCGTCACCTTCTGCTGGGCTGCGGTCGTGGGCATCGGCCCGTTGAAGCACTTGTAGCGATGCATCTCTCTCCTCTTACGGACGACCCATGAGGGCGACTTGTACGTTGCCGCCGCGGACGCGGACGAACTGACGCAACTCCCGGGCCAAGAACTCGTCGTAGCGGGACGAGCCGCTGGAGCGGATCTCCAGTTCCACCCGCACCACGCCGCCACCTCCGCCGGCCATGCGGCGGGAGTCCGGCCCGGACCACACGCGGGAGCCGACCGGGAGATCGAGGAGCTCGGGTTCGTGCTCGCCCACCCACGTCAGGCCGCCCCGCAGGCCACCCGACGCCGCGGCGCCGACGATCCCGCCCGCAGTTTTGCCCTTGACTGCCTTCGCGAGGGCCTTCTCCATGACCTTCGCGAGATGGCTCATGGCTTTTTCCAACTTGTCCTGCTGCCGGGTCAGCGAGCTGACGAGCTTCTCCTGCGCCTTGATCGCAGCCCCGTACACCGCGTCCGAGGTCGTCTTCCCCGCAGCCCCCGCCGCCTTCGCGATCTGCCCCTGAAGCGAGTTGATCGAGGAGATCTCCGACCCCGAAGCCCCGAGCAGCGCGCCCGCGGTTTCCAGGCCGCCGCCGTTGACACCAGCCTCGGCGATCTGCTGGAGCAGCCCCTTGTCGAGGCCCTTGCCCTTCAGGCCCTTCAGCGCGTCCGCGAACGCGCTGTCCTTGTCCCGAGACTGGGTCAGCCCGCCCATGAGAGAGGCAACCGTGACGGTGCTCCCGGAAGAGACGCCCTGGGTGATGCTCGACGACGACAGGACGTTCGACTTCACCGAGTCGGACAGCTGGGACGCCGAGTTCTTCAGGCCGTCGAGCTTGGTCTTCGCGCCGTCAAGGCTCCGGGTGACGCTGTACAGCTGCTTGTCGTACCGGATCAAAGACTTGCCGACCGAGTCGAGTTCCTTCTCCAAGCGGGCCTCGGTGCGGCCATGGAAAGCTGCCCTGATCTGGCTCGCGGCATTGTTCAGCGCCTGCGTCAGGCTGCCCAGATCTGCGGGGCTCCCGAGGGACCGCTCGAACGGGGTCGTGTGGTAGCCGGCCATCCGGCCGAAGTGGGAGATGCCGAACTGCCCGGACAGCCCGGCGCGGGCGCTCTTCTCCGCCGCGGTGAGACCGCCCTTCGCGAAGTGCGGCACCCGGTCCTCGTTGATCGCCTCCAGCATGGAG